GCGGTGCCGCGCCCGCCAGGGGCGGGGATCTGAACGGGCGGGCGGTTGCCGAGGCCGTAGTTGACAATTTCGTAGTAAGCCTCTCGCAAAGTACGCAAGTTGCGTCGCAATTCCGCCTCGGTCTGAGCTTGGTCAATGCTGCCCATCACCGCCTGCAAGTAGGCGATTTCCTGGTTGGAAACGTTGCCCAGCGCGCCGCCAGTCGGGCTGGCCTGCCGCATCTGGTTAAGCTGGTCAAAGCCAATGTTGGCTCGGATAGTGTCAAGACTTCCGCGAAGATTTCGAGCGGCGGTACCTCCCACACCCGAAAGCCTTTCGGCAAAAAAGCCCGTTGTCGGAAGTACTGCCGTCCGCATAATCTCTTCCGCGCGGTCGATGGCGCGGATGACCGTGCCACCCGTCTGTTGCTCCGTCTCCCGGCGGATGCGCGTCGCCCTATCCCGTTCTGCCGCTTCGCGTGCGGCGTCGCTGCCGGGGATCGGCTCAACGGCCCGGAAATCCGGCGTGTAGCGGAAGTCCTGCCGAGGCGCTGGCAGAGACACGCGCCGCTCTTGTTCAAGACGCTGCGCGTCGGCCATCGTCAGCGGCGGCGTCATGACGTTGCGAGGCGCGGCGCCCGGCGCCATGGCGTTTGTCGGCTGACCACCGCGAGCCGCGTTCAGCATCTGCTGGGCTTGGCCAGGACCGCGGTCCATAGCGTTGCCGGCCCACTCAATTACTTGGCCAACGGTCGTCCCCCGCAGGAACGGATTGGCGTTGATAACGTCTTCAGTCAGCACGCGGTCAACCGGCAGGTTAGGGTTGCCGGCCGCCGCACGCAAAAGGTTCTGCGCGCCCGTCGCGCCAAAGTGGTGCGCGAGGTAGACGTTCTGACCCGTCGCCTCAAAACCGCCGCGGGTCAGCGACTGCGCGTTCTGCTGCATGTACGCCGGGCCAAGCACTTCTTCGACGCGGCGGCCGTCAGGCAGCGTTGTGCCGCGAAGGGCCAGGATCTCCTCGTTCGAACGCCCACGGGCTTGGTCGGGAAAATTGCGGCGGAACTGGTCGATAAAGGTAGGGTCGCGGAATTGGAAGTCGCCCTGCGCCGACGAGCGCGGGTTCTGGCCTGTACCTTCTGCACGACGCACACCAGGCACCATGGCCAGAATGTCCGTGGACTGCGACAGCGGCACGCGAGCGCCAGCAGCGGGGGCGGTGGGCTGGCGTGCCGGTGTGGCGGGTTGCGGAGCGGTGGGCTGGCCTCCCGGTTCTTCCGTGGCCAACCGAAAAGTGCCGCTTACGGGGTCTGTTATCACCGGAATGTTACCGGGGCCTTGGCCAACCACCGGACGTTGCGGCGCCGCAGGCGCGGTAAAGCGAGCGGTGTTGGTAATAGGATCGTAAATGGTGCCGCCAGGCTGGACGACCTGCGTAGCCAAACTCTGCGCGCCCAACGCAAGGCTGCGGACTAACTCCGGGCTGTATTCGGGGCGGAAGAACTGCGCGTACTGCGGGAACCGGGCCAGGAGTGCGGGGCGCAGCGCGGCGTAGTCTTCGGCGCCGCGGACTGAACTCAGCAGGGTCTGCGCCGCTTTCAGTGCGTCCGCGTCATTCTGCGACTCGATGCGAGAAATCTGCGCCCGCTGGTACGCCCGCTGCCCCGCAGCCTGCTCAAACTGCGGCGCCAGCATCGGCGCGACGCGGCGAAGCTGCGCCAGCCCTTCCGGCGTGTTTAGATCGACGCCAGAGGCCATCAGACCGCGAAGCGCGTTGCGTTCCTGCGCCGTCTCCTGCGCCTCGGCCATCCGCATCCGGTTGAGCTGAAGGTTCTGGGCCTGCCCGTAGATCTCCCCGATGTTGGGCATCTGGAAGGGGCGGACCTGCGTGGCGATGGAGTAATCAACCATGGTCAGTAGACCCCTTCCATGACGTTGGCGGGGGCACCCCCGCCGCCGGGGTTCATGTAGCGGTACATCATGTAGTTCGGCACAGCCGATTGCAGCGCGCCCGTCAGGGCGTTCGTGGCGCCGACATAGCCCGAGGCGCGGGCCTGACCGGCGCCGGCCAGCCCGGCGGCCTGAGCAGCGCCTGCACCCATGTACGACCCGGCCACGCCGCGGCCGACGTCGCCAGCGGCGCCCGACAGGACGTTCGTGCTGGTTTGACCAGCGCCCATGAGGCTCTGGAGCGGGTTGAGCTGGGCCGCACGGTTGATCTGGTAGCGGTTGAAGGCGTTCTGGTACTCCTGCGAGGCCAGATCCTGCCCGAACCGCTGGACGCCCTTAAGTGTCGTGCCCGACAGCAGGCCGCCACGGGCCGCCGCCGACCGCTCCAGAGCCTTCATGCCTTCGCTCATGCGGAAGCCGTAGCCGGGGTCGGCCTCATAATCGGCCATGCTGAAGTCGCGGGCGTAGCGGCCATAACCAGGGGCCGTCGGTTCGCCGGCCAGACCTAGCAAGGCCATCAGCCGGTTCTGCGCGGTAAGGCCACCCTGGCGGAACGGCTCTTGCAGCTCCACCTGGCGCTCAAACATCTCGCGCTGCACTTCAGCAGCACGGTCGGCGGCCTGGACCTGCGCGGCGGCGGCATCGCGAGCCGCATTGGCTTGCGTCTTGGCGGCACGGCTAGAGCCGTAAAGGCCCGCGCCAGCGCCGAGGGCTGCTGCGCCGAGAATGGCGGTGCCGGTACCTATCGCCATGTGTCGGCCCCTTTAACGAATGTGCGTTCCATCGGCTTGAAGCCGGCGCGAGCGTAGAACTTGCTGGTCTTTTCCACTCGGTCGTCGTCGAGCGCAATCATAAACAGCGCCGCAGCGTCGTTCTCTTGCGCCCACGCCTCCAGCGTCTTGTACAGCGCCTGCCCGGCACCGCTACCCCGCGCTTCGGGCGTCAGCCACCACCAAAGTTCCTGGACGATGGTGTGCTGCGGGCTGAAGTAGAGCGGGTACTTGATGGCGCCGCAGATGCCAACCATCACGCCGTCCTTCTCGGCCAGCCAGATCCCGACCATGGGGTTGTCCACGGCCGAGATGAGGAAGTTGGCCACGCTGTCGGCCGTGACGGGAACGACGGAACTGAGCGGCGAAGCGGCGATGAACTGGGTTGCCAGCTCAGTATAGCGGCCTAGATCCGCATACTCCGGCTTGCGAACCGTGATCGTCACTGCGTTACCTCGCGCCCGCTGGCGCGGATGTTAAGCGCAGAGGCCGTGCCGGCGATAGTGGAAATGAAGGCGCCAGGCGACAGCACTTGGCCCACGATCTCGGGGAAGGTGTACGTCTCGCCAGCCTGGAGCGTCTTGGTGCGGACGATCTGGTTGCTGTCGCCGGGGACGCCGGCGGCCGTGACGAGGTTGATACTGATCGTCGCCGCGGTGGCCGTGTAGTTGGTCGCCGTGAACTTATCGATGATCGTCGTCACGCCGTTCGCCGTGTACTGCGTCGTCTGCGTGTTCTCGGCGGTCTTGGCCGGGATCAGAACAACAACGGTGACAGCCATGTCCTACCCCTTCACGATGCTGATGACGGCGGCCATTAGGGGGCGGCGCCCGCCGAAGCCGCGGCTCGCGCGTCTTCGATTGCCTTCTTGATACGCCACGCCTCGACGTATGCGTAGTAGCCGCCTAGGTCGATTACCTCAGTATTCGGGGGCTTTGGCTTGCCGATCCATTCGGCCTCGCCTTCGCCGCCGATACCGTTTTCGGGGCCGACCCACTGAAGGGCGTGGAAGTTAAGCGGGAGGGCAGAGCAATTGACGGGGAGAAACTCGCCGTCGATGCCTACCGTATTGTCAGCTTTAATGATCGTGAGGTGCATGGGCGATGACCCTCTTAGGTTCTTCGGCGGAAGGCGCGAGCGCGACCAGCGTTTGCAGGGCCGCGTAGTTGGTTTTCGCCATCTCGTTGCGGAAGCTCTCGACGGCGGCGCCAGTCTGCCGGGACTGTTGGGAGTTCTCGATCAGCAGCGTCGGCAACCACTCAATCGCGCAGGCCCAATGGTCCAGCTCCTGCCCGGTCTGCGGGTGGTTGCCGCGCACATGCGTGTAGAAGCCGCACTTGTGGCACACGTCCTCCTGCTTCTCCTTGAAAAGAGGGCAGAGGTAGGTGCTTTCGGACTGGGGCTTGCGGGCCACGGGTCAGTCTTTCGTTGCGATGATCACGTCTACATACTGAACGGCGAGGTTGATGGCCGTGCCGGTAAAAGCATGGTCGTGCGAGTTGCCGCCGCCAGTTGCATCGGTCACACGCGATGTCGAGCCAATATCATATGAGGTGTTAGCTCCCGCTGAAGCGCCGCCCGCAAAACCATTGGTCTGTTGATGTGTGTGGCTGGGGATCTGCGCGGTCGTCAGCGTCGTGGCGCCTACCGTGCCGCTTACCCCCTGCGACGCGAAGGCCGTAGTAAACGCGACCGAACCGCCGCTGGACGCCGCGCCCGAGACGATACGCAAAGCCTTGTTGTCGTGCGTCGTGCTTTTGGTCCAGCCGGTCGGCGCCGCCGTTTGCACGAACAGCATAGCGGTGCCGACGGGGAAACCATTAAGCACCCCCCAAACAGTACCGTTATAGCCCTCAAAGCTGGCCAGCGTGCTGTTGAACCGCAAATAGCCGGTCACATTGGGCGCCGGTCGCTCGGCCGTCGTGCCAACCGGCAATCGGATGGCGTCGGTCCCTACGATGTCTAGCTTGACGGCCGGCGTTACCGTGCCAATCCCTATACGACCGCCGATATAAGCGTTGCCGCTGATGTTTATCGAAGAAGACGAGCCGGCGGCGCCGTACACATTATCGTATGTGGCTACCGTAATGTTGTCCGAAGTCTTCAACACAAACTTATAATTGTACAGTTCGTCCAGCCAAACTTCGTTCACCCGCCCCGCCGCGTCCAGCACGATGGGGTTGGTGTGCGGGGTCAGCCCCGTTGAAGTCGTGTAGGTCGCCAGCGGAGTCGTGGTGCCGGCGGCGTAGGTGTAGATTAGGCCGCCCGTCAAAGGGTCGCCGTTGCTGTCGAAAAGCTGCGCCCCGACACCGGCGAAAAGCGAGATAACGACGGCCATGGGCTACCTCGGCACAAGGGTTATTGTGGGCGCGACCGTGTAGGTCACACGCAGATAATCGTATGGCGACAGCCAAAATACCCCTGCGGTCGAGCCAACACCATAGAAAGTTACGTTGTCTCGGGAAAAGGCAATGGCCGACACGGTGCCGCCCGACACGATGAGATCCACCGAGCGGCCGGTCGTGTTTTGGAACGTGAATGGAGACGCGCCTACGGTCACGCCGCGGGGCTGGATGTTCCAGCCTGGCACCTCGTCAATGCGCGGCGGCGCAGAGGCGAGGCCCTCGATGGCCTCCCGCAGCACGGCGTCGGTGTCGGCGCTGTAGCCACCGGAAGGGCTGAGAGCGGCATCTTGCAGAGCGTCGAGGAAGACGGTGGGGTCGGTCGAGGGCGGCCCAATCTGCAAGTCCTGGAGCGACTCAGTGTTGGAGCCACTGCCCGTCAGGACGAACAGGTTAAAGAAGAAGCGGTACCACTCCCGCGTCATCAGCCCCGTGTTAGCGTCGAGGACAGGGACACGCGGCGCCGGAAGGTTGGTGACGTTGAGAACGCTAGGCATTGGTCGGCCGAAGCGCCAGTTCAGCGCCCATGATAGCGATCTTCACGGGGTCCGTGCCGGACACCTCGTACACGCGGTCGCGGATTGCGAGCGTCATGCCGAGGCGACGCCAGATGGTGCGGTAACCAAACTGGCCAATCCGGCCCATCGACTTCCAGTGTTCGTTTGACCAAGTGTGACCGCCATCGTCGGACCAGCGCAGCATGGCGCGAGGGACCATCGTGGTAAGGTTGGAGGCAAGGACTAGGATGGCGTCTCCATCCTCCGTCACCAGAGTGTCGCCGGCTTCGGTTGCCAAAAGGCCAACCTCAAACAAGGTTGGGTAGATTTCGTCTTCGGGCGGAGGTTGGTCGAGCCCCACGCCTGTCTCGCAATCGAGCTGCAAGCTGTAGTGGGTCGTGCGTTTTAAGTTGTTCTGGCCGGTCGGCAGGGCGCGCCAAGAGCGCAGCCAACGCTGGATCGCACCGTCGTCGGCGTAAACATCAAGATCGAAGGCATAGAGTTTACCGTTCTGGTAGTCGCCCACGATGACTTCGCTGTTGAACGCCATCTGGCAGTTGCTGCGGTGGCGTGTGTAGCTGCCGTTATCCCAGCCGGCACGCTCATGCCACGCCTGAGTGGCGATGTCGTAAACCCAGGTAGTGTCGGCGCCAGGAAAGATCAGCACATAGAACGAGTGGCCGTCCTGCTGGTAGGTGTAGGCAATCGCGTCCGACAGATTGCCGTACTGCTGGATCTGCCACTCAACGGCGTGGGTCGAGATGCGAACGGCTTGGTAGCCATTGGTGCGGTAGACGATACCTCGGCCGCGGGCGTCGGCGCCCAGCCAGAAGACGCTGTTGTCCATCTTGGCAACGGAGAACGCGGCAGCGCAGCCCACCTCGTTGAAGGCACCCTGGATGCGCTGGAGCGGGAAGTCGGCGGTGCCAGCGTTGTACCAGACCTCGGTCGAGTTGGTGCCAAACAGCCAGACTTCGCGGTTGCTAACGATCAGCGAGACAAGGCCGTCGGGAGAACCCTCGGCGCTGGCGAAATCGAGCGGATCAACCTGCGTGCCTTCCAGCAGGCTCGTCACCCAGATCTTCTGGCTGTTCGGTTCATTGAACACGAAGTAGCCGTCGAGGTAGCCAACGGTTACGGCGCCGGGGAAGTCGATGTCGGTGATCTGCTGAAAGACGTTCGTAAAAGTGTTGTAGATATAGCTGGGGCCGCCAGCCGCGATAAATATCTGCGTGCCGTTGTCGGCCATCGACACCGGGCCGGTGTTGGCAACGGCCCCAAGAGAAGTGACGTTCCAGCTCGTATCGACGCGGTAGAGCGTGTTGCCCGACACGACGTAGCCGTAGGAACCTAACTGCCACAGCCCACGGATCGGGCCGGTGCCCACCGTCACCACGCGGCGCAAGCCTGGCGCACGCTGAAGAAACGCCGGCTCCTTGCCGGCTTCGGGTACGATCTCAGGGAACAGGTTCACCATGCGGCTGTCCGCAGCGTTGACGCTGCGCGCGACGTAGGTGCTGCCGAGGATCGGCGTCTTCATGCTTGACCCCCACGCCAAGCGATAATATTAGCGGTCGTATGCAACCCGATCTTACGGCGGATCGCCTCCGCGAACTTACGAACTACGACCCGGATACGGGCATGTTTACGTGGGCAATCAGCCGGCGAAAATGCCGGAAAGGCGACCGTGCTGGCTGCGTAGCGCGCAACGGCTACATTCTCATTCGCATAGATGATCG